GTTTCCCGCCGGTAATGCCGCCTGCCGAAAACTCCAGGCTGTCCTGGAGCAGCCTAACTCGTAGGTCGTTTTCGCTATCGTACGCCTCCAGAAACGGCTCCCCCGCACTCTCCCCCAGCTCCAGCCGCGCACCAAAAGGGTCACCGGCCATAAGAGATGTAAACTTGCCGGTAATAGCGGACAAATCATCTACATTGAGTTGATCTGCCACAATAGATTTTGCCTTGATGAGTTCCGTGTTAAGATAGCCACCGACGATGACCGTCTTCCCGAGCGTCGCTAACTGCACCTGTTCCTCGAAACTCGAATACCCCAGGTTTTTACTCGTCTGCTCACGGAGATAGGCGAGCTTATAATTTACAGAATCGGGGTTTTGGTAAGATTGGGCTAATTGCAATAAGACGGGCATAAAATCACCTACTTCCACCATCCGATCGCAAGCCAGAGTAAAGCAAAGCTGCCGGAGGACGTGCCCCACCCGTTAAATGCCATATATGCAACACCTGATGTACTCACGGTAAAATTCGCTAATTTTGCGGATCTCGCACCTACTGATGGGTCTTTCGTGGTGCCAAGGAATGTGGGCTCGCTATCAAAGGGTACGGGAAAAGTCAGGCTTTGGCTCATCAAATACCGCTTGTCTCCGCTTCCTTCCCAACCCTCGCCGGGAAAAGTCTTTAAGCCCCAGCACACCTGCAATCCATTGCTCCACCGCACCCACGATCCGTAGTCGTTGCTACCTGATTCTTCGATAATGAAGCCTCCTGACAGCAGGCCGTGAACATCGTCTTCAGCGGTTTCTGCTGCGTGATCGGCAAGGTCTTCTGCTATTACATCTATGCCGTGTGCATCCTCAGTGTTGCCTACGTGATCAATATAATCCTCCCAATTCGCTTTCAGCCCGCTTACAAAATCTTTAAATTTGTCCAGCATCGAAGGTAAATATATTGTCATTTATTCATCGCCTCCCGGTCCGTAAGTGTCAATTATTTCCTGCAGGGTCATGTCCTGATACCGCTCCAGGGTGAATTCTTCCACTGCCTCGTAAGTGGTTTCCGGCCCGATCTGTATGCGCGCTGCATCTAACAGACCAGTAACAATTACCCCGGCATCTAAACCTAACGTGGTAATGATGTCGTATTCGGCTGGGTATTCGCCCCTGTTGGCAACGACAACCCATTCATAACTGCCGCCCTCGATCCTGCGGACCTGCCGCCAGACAGGAATACCTTCCTCGAATTTAAGCCATAGATCAAACTCCAAGGCTTCTCCTTCTCCGGTGCCGATCACGGGTTCATCCTGTTGGCGAAAAACCTTTTTCTCCCCATATTTTACTATCTTTTCGTAGGCGTTCCCGCCTTCGTCCCAGATTGCGCCTTTTTCTTCGACGATTTTGTTAATCAGGGTGCCGATAATGTTCTCATACTTAATTAAACCGGTTAAGACTCTCTCCAGTTCTTTAAAGTTGCGATCTATTCCTAAGATCCGTTCATCTTCGGTAGTAAGAGCGGAAATCTTGTAAGGAAGGTGGAAAAACTCATGTTTCTTCTGATCCGCCATCTGTGACTACCCCCCTTACCTTCGGTTTGGCCTTCGCCTTGAAGGGTATTAGAATCCCCCTCACCTCAAATTCTCCTTTCTCATTGTGGACCAGTTTGGGAGACAGATACCGCCACCGCTTTGCAGCTGAAAAACGGTATTGCTTGATCATGTCATCCTGGCGTTCCAGGGTAAGGTTGTTGTATTCGCCGTAATCTAACGCTACCTGTAATTCAGGGGCGTTCTCTACATGAGGAGAGGTTTCCACGAAGGCTCTTTTGGCCTTTTTCTCATATTCCGCTATGCCTAAGTCGAAGGATTTGCCTACCCAATATGATTCTATTGCTTTTCCAAAGTCCTCCGTCCCTACATAAAGCTGATTGACGTATTCCCCCCTGGAATCGCCGGCGTAAAGAACAACCTTATTGCCATCGTTGAAGGTCTCCATGCAGGAAATGTTTATCTGTCGCCAGGGCCAGAATCTCCCCTGTTCCCCGGAAGGGTCAAAGATAATAACCAGATTGTTGTAGGTGCTCTCCCCTTCGGGCAGGGCAAACCAGATCAGGCCGTCCCATACGCCCACTACAGCTTTGTGAATATAGGTTTTGTTGACCTTCGCCCAAAGTTTGGGGATAAACGCCCTGGAAAGGTTAAGCGCTCTCATGCCGTTAAAAACGCATAATCCTTCGTCGCTGACAAAGTAGATCGCCGTGCCGTGCCGTGCTTTGGCCCTGGGACCCACACAACCAATAGAGGACTCCAGCTCATCCATGAGAAAATCGTCAAGGCTGGTGCCTCTCAAGGTGTGAATACTGCGCCGCTTGAAGATGATTAGTTCGCCTAAAAACTTTTCCATCCCGGTAATAACGTCCCCGTCGCCATCCTTGACGTGAAAGTAGTTAACCGCAGGCCACTGCTCTGGTTGAAAGGAATTAGACCAGCGAAGAACGGACGGGTCACTTTTACTTACCACGAACAGCTTATCTTTATGCAGAACCGGGAATTGACCATCCTCTGGCGCGTTCTGTAAATCGCTTACGGTTTCCCCGTCCCACTTCCAGGGAGCATCTTTGCCGTTAAAGCAGACCATGTAGTTAACACAAGCCTCAAAGAACACCGGGGCGCTTGTGTCCTGCCCGTCTTTTATCGGCACAAACTCTTCGTCATTCCAATAGCCAATCGTGCCGTTATAGGCCGCCACCAGTTTTCTTTGAACAGGATCTCCATAGTAATACGAAAAAAGGCCCTGAACGGAGCCTCCCAGAGGCGTGTCATTTAGTCTCACCTGTCCCGGCCGTCCGCGCAGTATCCCGCTGATCCGGGAAATAACATTGGAGCAATCGCTGGCCGCATTGTCCGGCAAAAGGTTATCGTCAACAGCATCTATATAACCGGCAGAAAAATCTTTAATTGCCCAGTTCTCGTACGGCACGGTCACCACTCCTTACTGTTCACTAACACCAGTCCGCCGAATCCGGGCCATGCGGATAAATTTGCGGTTCTGGGGTTCCATTTCCCAGATCCGGTCCAGGGCCATGCTGTTTTTACCCATCAGGTATTCAGTGAAGAAGTCGTTTTTATCGCTCAATTCCTCTTCTTTCTGCTGGCTTTTGGCACAGGCATAGAGAACGATCAGGCCATGGTATTGTTCCGGCAATTCGGGCACATCGTCAACACCGGTATCCTCGTCATAATTCACGTGAGGAATCTTCTTGTAGAAATCCACCGTTACATCGGCCTTGGCCGCATCTTTCATTCCTTGAAGAATCAGCTTTTCGTAGGTCAGCTTCCAGCCGGTAGAAACCTGATCGTTCATAGTCAGCCGCCGGAGCTGTTTTTTAGGTAACGGTTCAGGCAGGGTAACTGCCGCGTAGCAGGTTAGAATTTCGTGGGCTTTATCCAGATCCGTATCAGCGATGGTAATTTCCGCCCCGCCGGAGACAATATTAACATCAGATATAGTAACGGTTTTTAAAAGTTTGGCCACAGGAGTCAGATCGTCCAAAGCAGCATTAATGAAACCCAGCCAAGTATCAATATCGTAAGTCTCCTCTGACTTCGTTTCAGCTAGCTTGATGATTTCGGAAACCCTCACCTCGCGATCACCTCCTGTTTACTCTCCAACCAAACGGATCTTCCTCTTGCGGTTGTAACGCTTCCGGTTCGCTGTAATCCACTGTCTTTCAGCATCTAAGTAATTCTGCTGGGATATAACCGCAGAAGGATGATCCTCTTCCATCCTGCCGCGCCAGACAGCATACAGGATCAGGGCTTCTTCGCAGCCATCCAAATCGGGAACATCGGTCTCCTGGATAAGTTTTTTCGGCCTGGGAGTATAAAATATCTCCGCCTTTCCGGTGGCCGGCGGGTAAAGTTTGACCTCATTTCCTATCTGCACCCACCAGAAGGGATCGCCTTTGACATCATCATCGAAGCCTAACCGGATCCACCTGTCCAAGCGCCGGTTTTCCCAATAGACATCCTTCAGGATTAAACACTCTTCGGGCAAGACGAATTTGCCATCTTCAACGTTAACGTCCATTGAATCGATCTTTTCCGACATTGACGCCAGCCTTTCCAGGCAGGCATTAACGTGCCGGTCTATATCAACTATCGTATCCCCCAGGTAGGCTTCGACCGCCGCCCTTATTTCAGCAAGGTTCATCCACAACACTCCTTACTTGGTATAACCACACATCAGGACCGCACCGTTAATACTGGCACCACCGGCGGTTATGGCGATCTCTACATCTTCCGCCATATCAAACTCTATACATATCCCGGTAAGCTCGATCTGGCCGGTAAAAGGCAAGGTTAGTACTGCTGCGCTGCTGTTGCTGACAGTCAATGTCCCGGTTTTAGTGGAATCATCGTAACCGGCGTAAATAGCTGTTACCACGTGCCGGGAACCGGCTACACCATCTATTTTTGCCGAAAGCGCCTGTACGCCGGAATCTGTTACAAACCAGGTATTTTCCACCGTTACACCCCTCCTACGTGATAATGGGGAATCCCCACTATGCGATCATATTTATCCAAAGTTACCGACTCGATAATATTGCTTAGTTCCCTGGCCTTGCGGCGCTCCCACTCTAACTCGGACTGTTCAAGCTCGTAAATATAATCCATGAGCCTTCTCCTGTGCAGATCGTTTTCCCTCAATTTCCGAATAACCCGCGCATCCAGCTCTCCCGCTTTCACTGTCATAACATGATGATTCTTGCGGGTAATCCTATAAACCATGTCCCGGTTATCGAAAGTAATAGAAAGGAGAGGATCAATTTCTTTGATCCTCTCCCCGATGTTATACAAATCTCCCGGTAAATACATTTTTACAGATCCTCATCAACAATATATTCTGCCTGGATTAAACAAGCCGGAAGGTTAGCATTATCCCCGTTAGTGATACTTAACGTTATCAGAGACCCTTCCGGTACGCGCAGAAAGTTATTAATTACCGATGGGTTAACCGGAACATTAAACACTTCCCCAGCGTCGGGAAACGCATTATCAGCATCAAAGGTAACCGTTGCAAGTATCACGGGAACCGCGCCGGTTACTGCCTTGAAAACCCAAACACTGGTATTATCATCATCAATGCCGGCCGCATCATCATGTCCTACAATCCTTAATTTTGTAAACTCCAGATCACGGTGAGCCACAAAAACAGGACGATCTTCAACGTCTGCTCCGGCACCTAAATCCTCCAATTCATACAATAACACTCCGGACTTTAAACTGTCCGAAGATACTCTCGGGGTTACTGGCATTTACTTCACCTCCATGTTAAAAATAAGCCGGGGGAGGCAAGTCCTCCCCCGCTTCTTAGTCAATTCGCAAGTCAGTCAGCCTGGCGTTATGGTTGCAGGCAGAGCAACCAAGCGTGGCGTACAGGAACAGCGTGGCCTCGTAAGCGTCCTGGTTGGGAACGCGGTGGAGGATATGTCCGTCCTCTTCCATCCATTCAAAGTCGCTCATTCTGTACAGCGCCAGGGTGGACTCGTCCAGGAAGAGCATGTCGTTGTTGGGGAAGTGACGGTCCACGAAGTACGGCTTGTCATTGTACTCCAATGTCTTGAAGCCACCGTCAAATTCCATGGTGTTAACGAACCGGCCATCGGCTTTCACTAGGGCCAGGTACTTCCGCCGGATGTCGTAACCGCTCAAGATCATTGTCACTTCGCCGCCTTCCTGCTCACAGGCATCAAAGGCTTGCTGCATGAGATCCAGAGTCAGCTTCCGGGCATTACCACCGTTTCCTAAGACGTTGGCGTTCCACCAGGCGTTGGCAGCCACGGTACGGTCAATCCCGCCTACAGTAAGCTGAGCCGCAGGTGGAGCCGGGCCTCTTCCGTTGGCGTTGCTGACAATCCCGCCTAATCCCATCATCTCGTTGCGGTAGTTGCCATCACAAACAACATAGTCGCCGTCGGCGGCGTCCGCGTGAACAGCTTCCGCCACGGTTATAGTGTTCGCCGTTTTGGAAATCACGTTAAGAACGCCGACGTTATCCCTTTGATCGCCGGGAGTAGAGGATGCAGGATTCACAAGAGCGATGCGCATACCCCGCTGAAAATACCGGGTATTATCTACCGTAATAACGGTCGGCCCAACCCCCCCAACATTGGTGGGATCACCGATAACAACAGCGAGAATACCGGAGCCATCCAAGTGAAGCTGCCGGTTAATGTTGTCTTTCATGTCTTTGATCATGCCCTTAACTTCGCTGTCCACCGCTTTAACGAAGGCGTACTTGTTTTTCCGGGAAGCCTTGATAACTGGACCGGATATAGAGATCCGGCCATAGTTGTGAGCTACCCGGTAATTGGCGCTGTCATACTGCTGTTGACCCGGCTGGGGAAGAACATCCCCTTCTCTCCGGGCACCAACGCCAGCGTTACGGCCCGTTAACAGGGGAACAACGGCTACTTTGCCACCGACATCCTCTTCATTGCGCTGTAAGCGCTTCAGAAGAATGGTAGAGTTATTAAGTTGATCCCGAATCGGACCTAAATAGTCCTCCTTCAGGATAGCATTAAAAGTATTAAGGGTTTGCATTTAACTCACCTCGCGTAGATTGGTTTAAGTGTTCTCCAACCTCGCCATAGCTGCTTTCTTGGCATCTTCTAAGGTTTTAGGTGGATTGATCCTAATCGGCGGGGTTGAACTGCCTTTGCTGCCTACCGGCAAGGGTTTTTTCTCCTTGCTGGTTTTCTTGTTGAGATATTTTTTCACGGCTTCCTCTTCCACGGTTTTCAGCTTCTTGTTCAGTTCATCGATCTGCTTCTGAAGTCTACCTTTGGTAACATCGAAGCTGACAATCTTCCACGCCTCTTCAGGGTTGTAGAAGTTGTTGTCAATCATGTACTGAATGAGCTTCTCCCGGTCGAAATCTTTGCCGTGAGCTTCAGCTAAGGCGTTAATACGCCTCTCCAGGTCAGCCTTGAGTGCTAACTGCTGCTGCTCAAGCTGCAGCTGCTCCAGTTGTTTCTTTTCCTCTTCCAACTGCCGGAGCTTATCTTCGTAGGCCAGGATCTCCGGGCTTTTCGGCTCGTAGATACCCTGGCTTTCGTAATACTCTTGAAGTTTTTGCAAAGTGCCGATGGGGTCGCGGGCAATCTGGCGGGCAATTTGCAGGGCATAATCAACTTCCTCTTTGTTGTAATGTGCCCACTCTTGCTGTAACTGCCGCCGGATTTCTGCCAATTCCTGGGTTTTGCGGGTATAGTCAGCTTGCCGCATATAACCCTTTTCCCACTCCAGCACTTCATCAAGAGTAACCTCCCGGCCATCGGAGAGCTTGATCTTGGCGGATTCCTCGGCTTCTTCTTCGGTTTCCTCGGCTTCTTCTTCCGTTTCCTCGGCTTCTTCTTCCGTTTCCTCGGTTTCCTCAGATTCCTCTGGATCTTCCTCGGCTTCTTCGGTTTCCTCGGCTTCTTCCGCCACTTGCTCCTCTTGAGTGTCCTCCTCAGGGGTATCCTCTTCTTCGGATCCCTTCAGAGACTCGCGAAGGAAACTGCTCATGCTGAGTAGGTCCTGGCGCTCTTCATCGGTCAAAACTTCGTCTTGGGTGTCAGCCGTTAAAGCACCATCTTCTTCAGCAAACAACTGGAGATTCATAAGGTTTTTCATGGTTAACTACCTCCTGACCTGAGCACTCCCATAGCGGGTTGGTGCGTGTAATAAAAAAGCGATTCCCGTAAATCGGGTTGATCGCTAATTTCCCTCTGGTGGAGCCGCCGGGTTCCTGCCTGGCGCTTCGGCTTTAAGGCAAGTCGAAATCTATTCCCGGCCCCGCATTTTGTTTAACTCACTCTTTAGTTCTTCAACGGTTATCCCTTCACGGGTAGCGATAATACCGAAAAGAACGTCCTTCGGCGGTTTGCCGGCATGGGCCCTTATGTGTTCGGGGCCAGTAAGCTGGATCAGGTTGTAAGCATGGTCCGGCCCGCCTGCTCCAACGGCGATCACATGATGGGGCGGTGCGCCAAAGGTCGGCAAACCGGAGAGTTCCGAGTATTCCTTGCGGGCCTCTTCTATTGCCCGGCGGTTAATTATTCGCTGGTGTTTGAGCATATTTCTGACCTTCTTTTTTCGCGCCGGTTTAGGTACAGGATAAACCACTTCGCAACCCCCTCAAAATCTCTATAGCATCATCTAAAAATAGTTCTCCAATCAAAGTGTGGCGGTCAGGGAACATTATCACCACCGGAACGGCGGGCTTGCCTTTATACCCGGCCAGCTTCTGGCCGAACTCGTCCCATATTTTATATGTGCCGCAACGGAGCATGATCCGGTATTCGCCCATCATATAACGCTTCATTACATACCCGTTGTGCAGGTGTGCTTCTGCCGCCACGTCACACGGCCCCTGAGTCTCCATTATCCGGCGCATAGCGTTTTCAAGGTTTAGGCTTGATTGATATTTGTATCTGTGTCTGCATCGCCAGAAGTAGGATTGGTCACCGAGCTTGATTGTGAGTTCCCCACCATGCCAAAGGTTGACTGAATCTGTTATATCGCAGAGGGTTTCCAGGAAGTCTTTGTCGCCCTGCTTCCTGTCCCAATCGTCATGACAGCCGCGCACCAGGGCCAGGCACTTTTCCGATACCTGCCCAAAATAGTGTTTAACGGCCACATCCTGCATACCCGGCTGAATAACTTGCTCAAACTGTGCGCCTACATGGGTTCCTGATATGTAATTATCTTTGAAGTCGCCAGCGCCGATAAAATAAAGGCCCTCGGTGTCGCGTATTTTCCGAAGGTCTTGCTCAAACATTTTGTAATTTGTTCCCGCCGCGCCTATGTGCCAATCTCCCCAGTATGCCACACCGACAGGCTTTCCCTCGTTTAACCGTATCGTGGCCTGAACCTGTTTGGTGTTTAGCTTCTCCCGCTTCTCTTGCAGGCTTATCATGGCCTTAATAAAGTTCTCTACATCTTCTTCCGTGTAGGCTTTCTTGTCCTCGTATTCGATTCGTTTAGCTTTTCGGGCTCTTAATATAGCGTGGTTAATAGCCTTTTCAGTTAAACCAAACCGCTCTGCTATTGCCCGATAACTCAACCCACTTTCAAACAGTTCAAGGGCCTCCTTGTCATGGGCCGCCATCAAATCCCCCCTATTTCACCCGCCGCAATCCTGTCCGCAAGATTCCTGCCACAGTTTCCAACAGATCAGCGACGGTAATATAGTCCCACCCTTCGGAATTGGTAACTTCCGCGTCTATTCCACCATCCGGACTAGGCGGAGAGAATTTGATTAGGACATAGTGTTCAGGGAGCATATAAATAAACCACCTTTCACGGTGGGATCTTTATTGATGGGCCTTTGTAACTTCTTTAAAACCACCAAGACCGCAGGCGCTCTCGGTGTAAAAGTCCCACCGTCCCCAATATTTAAACCTTTCAGGTTATTTGCAGGGGGCTTCCCGCCCCTGATGCCCCGTGACTCCAGTGGGAGGTTGCACGGGGTAATATTTTAAGGCTCTCGCCTTATTGTCCGGGGGCCGAAGCCCCCGTGAGAGGAGGAGGAGGAGAAACTTGCATCATCATTTCAGCAGCGGCAATAAGCCGCTGATCTTCAGGAACGGCCATTAGTTGTTGATACATGGCCGGGTTGTTGGCCTGTAAATCCTGAATAAATGCATTAATCTGCTCCAAAAAAGGAGCGCCGGATTGATCTATAATTTGCTCCGATTGTCCGGGTGCAGGTTGTTCAGGCGCAGACTGTTCTGGAATTTGCCCAAGCGGTTCAGGTTGTCCCGGCACAGGTTGTCCAGGCTGCTGCGGCGGTGACAAGTAAAGAAGGTGCTGTTTTACGTGGTTATCAATTATCTGCTTAATCTCTTCGGGTAAACGCTCAAATTCGGCTGTTTTTCTCATGCGGTTGTGTTCGTAGATATGCGCATCGTGGTTATGCCAGTAATCGGCATTAACGGCTGTGCCTTCCTTCAAAGCCTCGTTTTCCCGCTTGGCTTGGTTGGAATCAAGGGCGCTTTCCTCATAAATCTCGTTAACTGAGCCAAACTCTAAGTATTTCAGGGCTTTAGCGAAGTCAGGCTGACCCGTTCTAGGATCGGTGAAAAACCCTGCCGCCAGCATGTCCATAACCAACGCCTGTTTAGCCGCCACAGATTTCGGCATGGCTGATCCCGGCTCAACCCCGACGTCGATATTGGCATCCAGGTTGGCTTTCTTGAACTCAATCCATTCCACTTCGTTATCTTCGCCGACAATAGCGAACCCGCGATCCTCTTCATAGTGCAACTGACATAGTTTAAAGTCGCGCTTGAACACTTCAGCGTAAGCCGCCTCCAACCCTTCTACAAGGGGTCTTAAGATGTCGTCGTCCTTCTCCTGGAGGAAGTTAATGGCTACCCCGCTTTTAGCGTGAGGCGTTTCCTTGCCATAAGACACTTTGTGTAGAATGGGCACTATTTCAAACTGTTCATTTAGGATCTCCAGCTCTCTTAAAATGGCGGGATCCAGTTGGGGAACCGGCAGTATAAAAGGCTGTTCTCCCTGTGCCCTCTTGGTAATAATAACTCCCGGCTCAGAAGTCCACTCGTCTACATCAATAGAATTGGGATCAACCACTATTGGAGGATCGTTATAATAATCGTTGTGCATCTCGATTTTCGACAGCAGGGCGTTCCACCGTCTTTGTAAAGGTATTACGTCCTCGATTAGATCCTTATACCAGAAACTTCCCGGCACGTAGATAAGTCCAAAATGCACAAACGGCAATTCCTCTACATCTTCTTGAAAGTCAAGTAAAACACCGTTGGCCCAAACCACCTTTACCCCCCGGGGAAAAACCTTGCAGGGCAAAATGTATAATTCCTTAACGATAGCAGAGTTATCAAGGTCTTTCTTTTCATCATTTTTCCGCAAGTATCCCCAGGCGGCCTGGCTGATTTTCACCAGGTTTAGGTCTTTCTCCGGTGAAACCTCTTTTCCGTAAATTTCTTCGATCTCTTCCACGTCCATAACTTCAGCATCGCCTATCATCCGCATAGTCTTTAAGCTGGTTTTCCCCGGTTCAGGGTAGATGTTGAACGGGGATCTTAAGATCAGATCCGTGTCGCCCAAGGTAAACTCCACAAATTCCCCGTTTTCGTTTAAATGAGCTAAAGGAAGTCCTTCTTCGTTCAAGCCTGAAGATATATCAACAATCCGCTCCCCCTTATCAGGGTTCCAGAATTGTTTATAAAAACAGTTCCCGCAGGCCACTAACCAGCTGATCATTTCCGGGTGAATCTTGTCCAGATTCAGCGTGGTCCAATGGTGCTCTTCCAACTTCACCGCCGCCCGGGCCGCCTGGATGTCGCTTTCCTCCCGGGATTGAGCCTTAGCCGAAGGGCGAGGCTTATTTTTTATGAGTCGCGCCGTAGCGGCTCTAAAGATCGGCAGCACCCGGTTATTGACAACTCTTACTACCCATTCCGGGTCATACTCGGTATCGATCCGGTCCAGCATCCCGGTTTGTTTATTGACCTTGACCAGTTGATCGCCGGCGATGAACGCCAAATTAAGCAACCACTGTTGCTCCTTCCTGCGCTTCGCCCTGGCGCTGCGCTCGAAAAATTCATCTCCGTAAACGATCAGGTCATCTTTGGAAGTAATATCTTTGAGCCGCACAGCGAATCACCCCCTATTTTTCCAGAAGTTTGCGCTTCTCCTCCATCATGCGGGCATCGTTCTTTCTTTTGCTAATGATCTTTGATGGAACAGGCTCTCTCTGGGCTTCCTTTGCTTCTTGCAAGCTTTTAGCCATCAGCCGGTCAAGAAGATCCCTGTCCTTCTCTATCAGTTTATTGACCAGCTCGTCCCGCTCTCTCTTGCCGATTTCGCAGATGTAAGCAGAGAGAGCCAAGGCAAAAACCGTAGCCACGGCAAACAATATGAGTGGTAACATTTTCACCGCTCCTTCAAGCGTAATTCAATCGTAATTAACCAAGTCAAAGAATTAGCAGTAAACAAGCACTAAACAAGAATGTCTAAAATCAACCCCGACAGAAAACGAAGCGCAAAAGCGCGTAGTGTAAGGCGGAGCGTAAGCGGAGCCGGGAAAGAGCGCCCCGCGGCGCCGGGAAAGAGCGCCCAGCGGTGAGCGCCCAGCGGTGAGCGCCCAGCGGTCCTTCCCAAAATTTCCAGTTCCTCCCCCGGTATTCCCCCCGTAGGGGAACCCCACTTTACCCCCACGGTTACAGCCTTTGTTAAATTCTACCATCCCCTCCACAGTTGCCAGTTCTGGAAATTATTTACTTCTCTTCCGGGCCTTAATCGCTTTCTCCTGGGCCAGGGCATCCCTCTTTGTCCGGTGCGTCCCCAGCTTCCGGCTCCCGTCACGGTTGTAAAGGATATACTTACTGCCTTCTTTCCTGATCATCCTTATCACCCCCATGCTTCAGCCTGATATGTGTTTTCAGCCCCGCCTCATTTCTGGCCCGGTAACCGCATTTCGGGCAAATAAGACTCTCCCGCCGCTTTTGGGTCACTACCAGTTCCGCCTCTTTCCGGCAATCGTGGATACTCACCACCCGGTCGCCGTCATAAACCACAAACTTCATACCGCGCTGCTTGACTTCCACAAAACTACCTCCTTCCAATATATAAAAAACCCGTTCACAGCCTGTAGGCGTCCGGTGGTGGCGTTTTTACGGTTCGGGCAAGGTAAACCCCTTCGCCGGCAAAAAGAGCGCCTCCAGCAGCCTTAAATTTGATGTCTTTTCAGCTTCCGGCGGCCTTTTTCCATACTCTTGATATGGTCCGCGATCCGCTTGGCATCACCGGTAAGCTCCACCTTTGCCGGCTTCGACGGCCTCGGACGGCTCATAAGGAAATACCGGCAGCTTTCCGCCGCGTGGTCCTCGCAGGAATCGCTCACATCCTCAACGTTCCTGTCATCGTGTACCAACTCCGGCAGAGTACGGATCAGGTTCACGCAGGTAGAAAATATCTGCCAGTGAGGCTTCCCTTCCCCGCCCAAAAACTCCCGCATCCGCTGCCAGCCGATCAGCCGGGAGGGGTCTGCTTTCACTAAAGGAACACCGGCAGAAATAAACTCATCGGCAATGCTTTCGCCCTGCATGGCTCCTTTTTGGCCTCTTTTCGCCCACATATCAGGAGAGGCCACCGCATACCGGATCGGATCACCCACAGCCATGATAGACGCCGCCACCTCGGAAGCAAGTCTCCCAGAGCGGTAATCCTCCCGGTAAGTGTAAACCCGGGAATCCTCCCCCACCGCGTGCCAGTACACCGCGCAGGGATCGGCGTATCCCCAGTCGATACTCACGTAACGTAACCAGTGGTCGGGAATATCGAAAGGCTCGATCACGTGCAGATCCCGCCGGAACTCAGGAAAGTACTGCCCGGCAAAAACGTCCCAGTCGCCATTTTTTAACGCCCGCCGGATGTCCTCCGGCAACTCATCCAACCGGGCAAGATACCCGGGGTCAGCAGCCATCAAGTACGGGTTATCCTCCACCTTCGCGGGGATGAACAATCTAGTCCTGCCTGTGGCCGGGTCGGTAAACACCTGCTCCGGAGGGGCCGGGTCGATAAAACGCCTTTTCACCCAGCCGTGGCCCACCCCGCCAGGGTTCGTCGCCGCCCGAATCAGGGGTCTTGCCTCGGGGATGGTGGAGCGGTTCCGCGACAAAAGGTAAAGGTACTGCGACTCCGTGAACTGCGTAAGCTCATCAAAGAGAATAAGGTCAAATTCCGCCGACTGGTAGCGGTATACATCCGCCTCCTGGTCGAGATACCCGAACTGGAGAACCGCGCCACCAGGCCACCGCCAGCGGTGCCTCCCGGCATCATATGTCGCTACACCCGTGAAAAGCTCCCGGCTCCGCTTTATCGCGGACATCTCCAGGTCCGGGAAAGCCCGCCTCAAGAAAAGCACGTGGGCACCGGGGATCCGGCAGCGTATGGCCGCCAGGATCAAAAGAGCATCCGTTTTCCCGCCGCCAGCGGCACCGCCATAAAGTACCTCGTCGGCCGTAGCCAAAAGAAAGGCGTTCTGCC